CTTTTATTTCGATAAACCAAAAAATTTTTTGCAAAAAACAGAAAAGGATCGAAACTTTCTATTTGCGTCCTTCCCCTTGCCCCTTGCCTCCCACCCTACAACCTCTTATACTGCGCGCAACAGCTTCACAGCTTGCAAAAAGGTACTACGCAGATGGCAATAGCCCTTAATCCTGAGTTTGGTATGGAAATACCAGACGACGTTCCCTATATGGATTTGCGGTCCCGCGCAGAAGCTGCCTGTAATACTGTAAGGGAGCTAGAAGAACACGGACTCGACACCACCCCTGACGACGTAGATAACGATACGGCTGCTGCACTTGTCACTGCCTACGCAGAAGACGTCGAACACACCTCTAAAATTATGAACCACAAACGGTTCGACAGTCTGACCCCCGCTGTCATCATCCAGACCAATGACATCCTGAAAGAGTTCGGGCACTTGGTCGCTACCCACTCCGCTGAAATCCGCAACACGGTGGTAAACAAGTTAGTCCTAGAGACTGAGAACGCCGACGCTAGAATACGGATTAAGGCACTAGAGCTTTTGGGCAAGATGACTGACGTTGGCCTGTTTACAGACCGCAAAGAAATTACAGTAACTCATCAAAACGCAGACGAACTGCGTGAGAAGCTGCGAGAAAAACTCACGGTAATGAAACAAAACGCCGAAGGTGTGTACGAGGCTGCGGATGAAGGATAAACCCAAAACTAGAACGGAAGTAGCCTCAGAACGAGGGATTATTTGCCGTGACTGCCCGGAGTTCCGTCCTGTTATGCACACATGTAAGAAGTGTGGGTGCTGGATGGAAGCGAAAATATGGTTAATGGGTGCAGGTTGCCCGCTAAAGAAGTGGGGGCCGCGATCATCGGCAAAGTAAAGGCGAATTCAACTAGCCTTAAAGTAGTACCCCCACCCCCTGAATTTAGCGCAGAAGAGATTGACCTGCTTCTACAAAACATAAACTCGTACACCCCAGAAGAACAAGGAGAGATTTTAAAAATTGTAGAAGAGTTGGAGGCTAGGCGTAAGTCCGAAGCGGCGTACAAAGACCTAATAGAGTTCTGCAAACAGATGCAGGCTGATTATAAAGTAGGCAAACACCATCGAATTCTAGCGGATATGCTCATGGAGATTGAGCTAGGCAAAGACTACGACGACGAGGGGAGAGCGCTAACAGGCACAGGCAAAGACCGTATCTGTGTAAACATGCCCCCGCGCCACGGTAAGAGCCAGCTTATCTCTATTTACTTTCCAGCGTGGTTTTTGGGGCGTAACCCAGATAAAAAGGTCCTGATGGTCTCGCACACTACTGATTTAGCGGTTGATTTCGGCAGAAAGGTACGAAACTTAATAGCTACACCCGAATATCAAGCAATATTCCCCACTGTAAAGCTAGCGAGTGACTCTAAATCAGCAGGAAGATGGAACACTAGTGCGGGGGGAGAGTATTTCGCCTGTGGTGTAGGCTCAGCCCTTGCCGGTCGTGGTGCTCACTTGCTTCTTGTGGACGACCCGCACAACGAACAAGACATTATTAGTGGTAATTTGGACGTTTTCGACAAAGCATACGAGTGGTTTACGTTCGGTGCGCGTACTCGTCTAATGCCCGGCGGTAGAATAGCCATAGTACAGACCCGATGGCACTTAGATGACCTGACTGGGCGCGTTGTACGGGACATGTCGCAGAATGAATTGGCTGATAAGTACGAAGTTGTTGAATTTCCAGCTATTTTAGAGGTAGAGTCCGAAGTACCGGACCCTAAGAACCGGCTACTGACCGTAAAAAAGACTGTAGAAAAGCCACTATGGCCTGAGTTCTTTAATTTAGACGCGCTATACCGTACAAAAGCGTCAATGCCGGTATTTCAGTGGAATGCCCAGTTTCAGCAGACTCCTACGGCGGAAGAAGCGGCGATAGTTAAGCGCGAATGGTGGCAAGAGTGGCCCCACGACGACCCGCCCAAGTGCGAGTACATAATTATGACGCTTGACGCCGCCGCCGAGAAGAACAACAGGGCTGACTACACGGCACTCACTACGTGGGGCGTTTTCTTTAACGAAGAAGAGAACTGCTACTGTATTATCTTGCTTAATTCCATCAAGCGTCGTCTCGAATTCCCAGAGCTAAAAGAACTAGCGATGGAGCAGTACGAAGAATGGGAGCCAGATGCGTTTATTGTGGAGAAAAAGAGTAGTGGTACACCTCTATACCAAGAAATGCGTAGGTCTGGGCTAATGGTCCAAGAATATACACCGCACCGAGGCTCGGGGGATAAAACTGCACGTTTAAACTCTGTTGCTGATATAGTACGCTCAGGACTTGTATGGGTTCCACAAACACGTTGGGCAGAAGAAGTAGTTGAGGAAGTTGCAGGGTTTCCGTTCATGTCTAACGATGACTTGGTGGACACAACTATAATGGCGTTGATGCGGTTTAGGCAAGGTGGCTTCATATCCCTACCAACCGACGAAGCTGAGAGCGAGCCTTTGTACAGGCACCGTGGCGGATACTATTAAAGGATAAGAAGATGGATATTGGAGCGGGGCTAGCTAGTTTATATAGGAGGCTACCTACCAACATGCGGTTGTTAGGCGAGTATTTAGTTGGCGTAGATACCCCCATCACTGCAAAAGACTTTAAGCCAGAAGAATTGGCGTTTATTCGCCAACAAGTAACGCAGCAGCAGCAACAAAATATGTTGCAAGAACAAAAACTTAGAGACGAAGTTGATTTTTTACAGCAGCAATCGCAAGCAACTTCCGGATTAAGACTAGTAAATCCTGAAAAAAGACTAGAGGAAGCACTAAGTGATTTGGGTACATACGGTAAAACTAGGGGCACTACAGCTATAACTGACCCCTATAAAAAAAGCAGGGAAGTAGTGGACCAAGGCTACTCCTCCTCTTTGATTAAATCGTTTACCGACCCTCAATACAATGTAGCTACTAGCTTAGGTAAGTATGTGGCTGAAGACGATAACGGAGGGTTACGTATAAAAGACACGTACGATTTTAACCCAAAGGAAAGAAAGCTGCCCGGTGGTTTGGCAGCGCTTAGAAATGTAGCTAATAGTCCAGAAGTACTTTTTGAGTATTTAGCAAACATGGTAGAGCGCAACGCTAGACCAGTAGATTTGTATTTAGAGGATTAGGTAATGGCAATTGAAAAAGGTTTGTACGGTATGCCAGAAGGCATCGAAGAAATGGGCGAGCCGGATGCTGTAATAGAAATGGCTATCGCTACTGACGAAGACATGCCCGTTATGGTAGAGCTTGAAGATGGCAGCGTTGAAATAAGTTTTGGCGAAGAAATTGAAGAAATTGATGCCGCGCCGTTCGATGCGAACTTGGCCGATTACTTAGAAGACAATCAACTGGAAGAGATTTCTGGTGATCTGTGTGAGGCTGTGGAAGGTGACATGGCCGCTCGACGTGACTGGGCGGAGACGTATGTTACGGGTCTTGACGTTTTGGGCATGAAGTACGAGGAGCGTACTGAGCCTTGGGAAAACGCCTGTGGTGTGTACTCTAACGTCCTAGCAGAAGCGGCTATCCGGTTCCAAGCGGAGGCCATGAGTGAGACGTTTCCTGCTGCGGGGCCTGTAAAGACTAAGATTCTAGGGGAAGTCACTCAAGACAAAGAAGACGCAGCTCTCCGTGTTAAGACGGATATGAATTACGAACTGACTGAGGTTATGGTCGAGTACCGTCCCGAGCATGAAAGGCTACTATACAGCCTTGGTTTGGCTGGTTCAGCGTTTAAAAAGGTGTATTTTGACCCTAGTTTAGGTCGTCAGATTGCCCTGTATATCCCTGCTGAAGACGTGATTGTGCCCTACGGTGCCTCTAATATTGAGTCCGCAGAGCGCGTTACGCATGTCATGCGCAAGACAAAGAACGAAATGGTTAAGCTACAGGCTGCTGGGTTCTATCGAGAAATAGAATTGGGCGATCCTGTGTCGTTTTTCTCCGATGTTGAGGAGGCTAAAGCAGAGCAATCAGGCGTTTCTTTAACTTCTGATGACCGTTACACCGTGCTTGAAGTGCACGCTGACCTGAATATTGACGGTGTAGACGGGGCAGATGGCGAAGATTCCATGCAAGTCGCAAAGCCTTATGTAGTAACGCTTGAGAAGGGTACGGGCAAGGTACTAGCCATACGCCGTAACTGGAACCCCGACGATTCTTTGACGCTCAAGCGTCAACATTTTGTTCATTATGCATACGTCCCCGGATTTGGCTTCTATGGCCTTGGTTTAATTCACATTATTGGTGGCTACGCTCGCGCCGGAACTAGTTTAATCCGTCAATTAGTTGACGCTGGAACGCTATCTAACCTCCCCGGGGGCCTTAAATCTCGTGGGTTACGGGTTAAAGGGGACGACACGCCGATTGGTCCCGGTGAGTTTCGTGATGTAGATGTGCCTTCAGGCTCGATCCGCGACAACATTATGACTCTTCCTTACACGGAACCTAGCCAAACTCTCTTTGCTTTACTTAAACAGATTACTGAAGAGGGCCGACGTTTAGGGGCTATCTCAGACATGAACATATCCGACATGAGTGCTAATGCTCCTGTTGGAACTACTCTTGCGCTACTAGAGCGTACGCTCAAACCAATGGCTGCGGTGCAATCCCGTGTCCATTTCTCAATGAAACAGGAATTTAAACTCCTGAGAAAGATCATTGCTGAGTACGCGCCAGAAGAGTATTTGTACGTGCCTGACCGTGGTGAACCTCGCGCAAGACGCGACGATTACGCTATGGTGGAAGTAATTCCCGTCAGTGATCCTAATAGCAGCACGATGGCACAACGCGTTGTGCAGTACCAAACCGTGTTGCAGATGGCACAGGCCACCCCACAAATTTACGATTTGCCTCAACTCCATCGCCAAATGATTGAGGTTTTAGGTATTAAGAACGCCGACAAACTTGTGCCTACTAAAGACGACATTAAACCTACCGATCCGGTAAGCGAAAACATGAACGCTATAGTTGGCAAGCCGATAAAAGCGTTTATTTATCAAGACCATGCAGCGCATATCGCTGCTCACCAAGCTTTTATGCAAGACCCGCAGATCATGGCGTTTGTTGGGCAAAACCCAGCAGCTCAGCAAATTATGGCGGCGCTTAATGCCCACATAGCTGAGCATATTGCCTTTGATTATAGAAGCCAGATGGAAACTAAACTTGGCGTACCTCTCCCTCCTCCAAATGAAGAGTTAGATGAGAAAGACGAAGTGCTTCTTGCTCGACTTATCTCGGACGGTGCTAAACAGCTTACACAACAAAAACAGGCCGCAGCAGCAGAGCAGCAGGCCCAGCAAAAAGCCCAAGACCCCATCATCCAGATGCAGCAGCAAGAATTGCAAATTAAACAGGCTGAGCAGCAGCGTAAAGCTCAGAAAGATCAAGCAGATACGCAACTTAACGCGGCAAGATTACAGCTTGATGCAGAAAAAGCCCAAACCACCGCTACTATTGAAGCGAGCCGTATAGCAGCGCAGAACGAACAAGCGCAAGCTAAGAACGATTTGGACGAGGCGAAAGCCATACTAGATTTAGCAAAAGCTAGAAAGGAGGGGCAAAGGCCCCAATAAGGAGGTGATCCTCTATTTTTAAACCACAGGAGTTAGAACCCTATGAAAGATGTACGACGTGACCCTAAAAAGGTAAACAATGGGCAAGAATACTCGATTAGAGAGGTACATATTGCAGCATTAAGAGCTATGTACTGCCTTTGCCATGATGCCGCAGTAGAGGAGCCTAACGAAGCTATGAAGTCCTCTCAAGCAGCGCTAAACATAGCGAACGCGCTTGATATCCTAGATAATTTAGGGAGATAAATTTAATGGAAATGTCGAATATAAACAATGCGCCAATAATGAAGTGTTATATAAGCAAAGACGGGGTTAATTATGTCTTCAATTGTGAAAAGTGCGACCGCCGTCATTTTCATGGGGCTGGGGATGGGCACAGACTTTCACATTGCCCGGGCAACTACCCGAACGGCTATTGGCTGGAACATGATTCCGAAGAACAAGAACGGCAAGACGATACGGGGTACAAAATTAGCGAGTTAGAGGCAAGGATAGAATATATCGAAACGCGTCGCCGCGAAGAATCTAAGGTAGATGAAAAAGTAATAATGGAGTTAATTGAGCGTGTAAATTATTTAGATGCGCAGGTGGAGGGTAGATAGTGGCTACAACCGTCTTTGACGTGCTGAACGAAAAATTAACAGAGCTTAAAGGCTCTAGCGAAGAATTCTTAACCTCGGGGGGTCCTAAAGACTTTGCCGAGTATAAGGAGGTGTGTGGTGTGATTCGAGGTCTAAACGCTGCATTAAGAGAAGTAGGTGACCTTTCGCGTAACTATATGGATGACGAAGATGACTGAAACAGTAACCGTTAGTGGGGTCGGCGCTGACGCGTCCGTATCTTCCACAATGACTGCATTAGAACAAAAAAGAAGCGCACGTATCGAAGTAGAAGCTGCAAAAGAGGCAGAGTTAGAAGCCTCTATCCCTAAGCCTGTGGGGTATAGGGTGCTTATTGCCCTGCCTAACGTCGAAGATACTTTCGGGGAAAGCGGGCTTCTCAAGGCAGAATCTACTCGTCGAGAGGAATATATCCTGTCTACTGTGGGGTCTGTGCTTGATATGGGCGAGCAAGCATACAGCGATAAAGAGCGTTTTCCTACTGGGCCTTGGTGCAAAGTAGGTGACCACGTGATGTTCCGAGCCAACACCGGCACGCGTTTTAAGGTGGGGAATCAGGAATTTCGCTTAATGAATGACGACTCTATTGAGGCCGTTGTAGACGATCCGCGAGCTGTTTCGCGTGCATAAGGAGTAGACCATGCCTAGACAAAATGTAGAATTTGAGTTTCCCGATCCTGATAAAGATGAAGCAACTCAAGAGGTTGAAGTAGATGTTGTGGAAGAAGACGCCCCCCTTGAAGTAGAAGGTGCTGTGGGTCGAGAAGACCTGAAGTCCGCTAAAAATGTTATTAAAGCGGGGGAAGTAGAAATCGAAGTGGAGGACGACACTCCTGAAGAGGACCGTGGGCGAAAAGCATCTCCACCACCAGAGGAAGTTACTAACGAAGAACTAGAAAACTACTCTGATAAGGTTAAAAACCGCATCAAGCACTTTAGTAAGGGCTACCACGATGAGCGTAGGGCTAAAGAAGAAGCCTTACGTGAGCGAGAAGCCCTAGAGTCGTATGCTAAAAACCTTATAGAAGAAAACAAAAACCTCCAAGCCACTAGTGCTCGTAGTTACAACGCTATGATAGCGGCGGCTAAACAGAAAGCAGAAGCGGAACTGGGGGCCGCTAAACATAACTACAAACAGGCTTACGAATCTGGCGACGCTGATGCAGTAGTAGAAGCTCAACAAGTTATGAATAACGCGCAGTTGATGGTTAATAGAGCCAACGGAATGCGTGCAAAGCCCATAGAAACTCAAACAGAAACCCCTTTACAATCAACAACTACTCCTGTACAAACGCAGGTAGAGGCACCCCAGCCTCAAGTGCAGCGAGACGAAAAAGCAGAAGCGTGGCGCGATAATAACCCGTGGTTCGGCTCAGACGACGAAATGACTGCCTTTGCATTGGGGTTGCATAACAAGTTAACAAAAGAGGGGGTAGACCCCAAAACTGATACTTACTACGAGAAAATTAACACTCGTATGCAACAAGTATTTCCCGATCAATTTGATGATGGGATAGAGGATGAACCAGAGGCACCCAAGCAAAAATCTAGCAATGTGGTTGCACCCGCTACGCGGAGCACAGCGCCTAATAAGATTAGGCTAACGCAGTCACAAATAGCTATCGCAAAAAAACTTGGGGTACCCTTGGAAACTTACGCCAAACAGGCTGCTGCATTAATGAGGAAACAATAATGGCTGAAAATAGACTTAAGCGAGACGCGGAAACCCGTGAGAACACTGTACGTAAAAAGGCGTGGGTGCGACCAACAGTGTTGCCTGATCCCATTCCTCAAGAAGGTTACAAGTTTCACTGGGTTCGTGTAAGCACTATGGGTCAACCTGATTCCACTAATGTGTCCTCAAAATTACGTGAAGGTTGGGAGCCAGTACGCGCAGAAGACCACCCCGAGATATTTAGTGACGCCGTTGCCGACGCACGGTTCAAAGATAATGTCATTGTTGGTGGGTTAATGCTGTGTAAGGCCCCAATAGAACTTGTCAAAGAACGCACTGAGTACTACGAAAACTTAACGGAGTCTCAAATGCGGTCTGTTGACCAAGGCCTGATGCGCGAAAACGACCCTCGAATGCCTCTGTTTAACGACAGAAAGACGAAGGTTACTTTCGGCAAAGGAAATTAACTTATTTTTAGGAGTGATTTATAATGGCTTATCCAACAGTCAGTGCTCCCTACGGCTTTCAGCCAATTAACCGTGTAGACGGTATGCCTTATGCAGGTCAAACTCGCCTTATTCCTATAGCGAGCACCTACAACACGGCTATCTTTGCAGGTGATTTGGTTAAAATCGTAGCGGCAGGCACAATCGAGAAGTTTACTGGCACTACTACTGGTTCCCCTTCGGGCGTCTGTGTAGGTGTTCAGTACGTCAATTCATTGAGTCAGTTCACACCGGCTCAGTACTACCCCGGCACTAGCGTTACTGAAGCTTTTGCTATCGTAGTTGACGACCCACTAGCGGCGTTTAAAGTTGCCGTAACTGCTGCTAACAGCACCATGTCCTCGGCAGCTCGCGCTTCCGTAGGTGCTAACATGTCTGTTTTGGCAGGTACGGGTGACACAGCTACTGGCAACTCTGGCGCATCAGTACTAGCGGGTTCAGAAGCTGCAACAGCGGGTCTAGTTGTGCGAGTTATTGACACAGTAGACGAAACTAAAACTGCTGCTGATACTTTTGTGGAGCTGATCGTCAAGATCAACCTGCACCAGTACAACAACACAACTGGCGTATAAGGAGACTAGCAAATGGCTATTTCAAGAGCGCAACTCCTTAAGGAGCTACTACCGGGTCTAAACGCCCTATTTGGTCTCGAATACGAGAAGTATGGTGACGAGGCCGCTGCAATCTTCGAGACTGAATCTTCGGATCGGTCTTTCGAGGAAGAAACTAAGTTGTCAGGTTTCAGTGCCGCACCTGTTAAAGGTGAAGGTTCTGCAATCGAGTATGACAATGCGCAAGAAGCGTGGACTGCTCGTTACACTCACGAGACAGTTGCAATGGGCTTCTCGCTCACTGAGGAAGCAATCGAAGATAACCTCTACGATTCACTTTCTTCACGTTATACAAAGGCACTTGCCCGCGCTATGGCGTACACTAAGCAAACCAAAGGTGCTGCTATTCTTAACAACGCCTTTGCTGCCGGTACTACGTACGGTGATGGACAGCCGCTATGTTCGACTGTTCACCCTCTCGTATCTGGCGGTGTAAACTCAAACACTCCTGCTGTTGCTGCTGACCTTAACGAGGCTTCACTAGAAGCTGCTGTTATTCAGATAGCTGGTTGGACTGATGAGCGCGGTCTGCTTATTGCAGCTAAACCTAGTAAGCTTGTTATCCCACCTGCGTTGCAATTCGTTGCTACTCGCTTGTTGGATACCGATCTTCGTGTAGGTACGGCGGATAACGACATCAACGCACTGAACAACAATGGTTCAATTCCGGGTGGTTACACAGTTAACAACTACCTGACTGATACCAATGCTTGGTTCTTGATGACTGACATCCCCAACGGCCTGAAGCACTTCGTCCGCTCACCTATGAGCACTAGCATGGACGCAGACTTCGACACAGGCAACAGCCGTTATAAGGCTCGTGAGCGATACAGCTTCGGCGTATCTGACCCACTGGGCATTTTCGGCTCACCCGGCGCTTAATAAGCAAAAGGTGTTAGATTGGGGGCTTCGGCCCCCTTTCTTTTGCCTTAAATTTAGTGCTATATTGCCTTATATCTTCCCCTGAGATGTTGCCCGTCCTAATCGACGGGTTTTTTTGTTTGTGCGTTAGCTAAATAAGTGTTATATACTTACCTAAATCCGGAACTAACCGGTGTATCTGACAGCTTCCGGCTGACGACATGCAGACAGATACACCCCATAACTCGCATGTGAGGTTTCAAAATGGCTACAACTACCTTTTCAGGTCCCGTCGTTTCTACAAATGGTTTTGACTTTCCTATTGTAACTACGGCTAATCTTCCCGCTTTTGGTTCTGTTTCCGCTGGTACGGTGTACATCGTCAGCGATAATGGCGCAGGCAATAACGAGTTTTGTCTAGTAATTAACACAGGCGCTGCTTGGGTTACTGCTACGGGCGCTGCTCTTTCATAAGGAGCTAACTCATGGCTGATACAGTATCGACTCAAATAATCCAAGATGGCAGCAAGCAGGCGATCATTAAGGTTACTGCGGTTGTAGGAAATACCGACGTAGTAACTAGCACAATGGTTGATGTCTCTACATTATCGGTTGATCCGGTAAGCCGTAGGGCCTGTACTGGCGTTGTTTTGGCAAAGCTTGTGTACGTAGGTGTTGGGGTAGGGGTCAAACTAGAATGGGACGCCACGGCTAACGTTCTTATTTTTGATCTGCCAGTAAACTGGACGGAGGAGTACGATTTCTCTGACTTTACGGGCATACCCAACAACGCTGGAGCCGGTAAAACTGGCGACATCGTAGCAACTACAGTCTCTCCAACTGCTGGAGATACCTACACTTTTATATTTACTGTGAATAAGCAATATGGCTAAGCAAGTAGATAAGAAAGCGATGGCTTGTAATAAGCCAAGACGAACTCCGTCCCATGCTAAGAAGTCCCACATTGTGAAGGCTTGTGAGAATGGGAAGGAGAAAATAATTCGTTTTGGTGAGAAAGGCGCAAGTACTGCTGGTAAACCCAAGAAGGGCGAATCCGCACGGATGAAGGCTAAGCGCAAGTCGTTTAAGGCTCGTCACGGTAAGAACATTGCTAAGGGTAAAATGAGCGCAGCTTACTGGGCTGACAAGGTTAAGTGGTAATGCCTAGCAAAAGTAAAGCTCAGCATAACTTAATGGCGGCAGTAGCAAATAATCCTAAGTTCGCCAAGAAAGCGGGCATCCCACAAACGGTAGGAGAAGATTACATGAAAGCGGATAAAAAGGTTATGAAGTACAAGGCTGGCGGTTTGCCTATGGTAGAGAAGGGCGGTAAAAAAGTCCCGTTTTACGCGGCTGACGGTGTAGGCAAGATGAACATGGGCGGCAAAGTCATGCAGTACAATAAGGGCGGCAAAATCCGTGGCTACGGTATGGCGCGGGGCGGTAGACCCTGCAAGATGCGCTAAGGAGAACTGCGATGATGAAGTGCCGGGGTATGGGCAAAATGAAGCCCATTACGTTTAAAAAGGGCGGCACGGTCAAAGACGACTGTTACCGCAAGGTGAAGGCATCGTACAAAGTCTTCCCATCTGCGTACGCCTCGGGTGCTATAGCTAAGTGTCGAAAGAAGAAAGCTAGTGGCCGTTCGTAAAACCGAAAAGGGCAAAGCCCTAAAGCGGTGGTTCAAAGAGGACTGGAAAGACGTCAAGACAGGCAAGGCTTGTGGGCGTAAAAAGGGCGATAAGCGGGGAACCCCGTACTGTAGACCAACAAAGCGGGTCTCTAGTAAAACGCCTAAGACCTCTGGTGAGATGACAGCGGCAGAGAAGAAGTCCCGTATAGCGCAGAAGAAGCGCCTAGGGCAACCGGCAGGGAAACCCAAAAGGGTTAAACCTTTGAAAAGGAAAAAGAAATAATGGCTAAGGGTGTAAACCACTATTTTAAAGACGGTAAAACGCACCGAGGGGGCACGCATAAACACCCCGACGGGACTATAATGACAGGTAAAACGATGTCAGCTAAGTCCGCAAAGTTATTTCATTACAAAGATTTATCTAAAACTGCGCAGAAGAAAGCGCGGGAAAGTTGGGGCAAATAATGGCGACATCTGGCACAGCTACATTCAACATGGACTTCACCGAGATTGCGGAAGAAGCGTGGGAGCGTGCCGGTAGAGAAATGCGTTCTGGTTATGATCTGCGAACTGCTCGTAGGTCTATGAATTTGTTGACTATTGAGTGGCAGAACCGTGGCATCAACATGTGGACTATCGAGGAAGGCACACTAAACCTCGTAGCGGGTACAGCCACATACGCCCTGCCTGCCGACACAATAGACCTCTTAGAGCACGTTGTACGCACAGGCGACGGTAGCGTAACTACTCAGTCTGATCTAAACATCACGCGTATCAGCGTCTCTACCTATTCAAGTATTCCTAATAAACTCTCTCAGGGCCGTCCTATACAACTTTATGTGGACCGGGGGCAAGCTACCCCCTCGGTTACTGTGTGGCCTGTGCCGGACCAAGGGCCGGTAGGTGTGCCTTACTACGTGCTTAAGTACTGGCGTATGCGCCGAATACAGGATTCAGGAACAGGCGTTAATACTGCCGACGTTAATTTTCGTTTCTTGCCCTGCCTCGTTGCAGGGCTTGCGTATTATATAGCTCAAAAAGACCCTGAGTTGATGCCCAGAATACCTATGCTACAGGGCGAATATGAGCGTCAGTTTGAGTTAGCAGCGGGGGAAGACAGAGAAAAAGCAACGCTTAGCTTAGTGCCGCGTATACATGGCGTGAGGTAGACATGAGCTACAAGTATGCGTCTGGGCAAAAGGCAATTGCTATATGCGATGTATGTGGGTTTCAGTACAAGCTACGCGAACTTAAAGAGCTGATTGTTAAGGGAAATAAAACTAACATTAGGGCTTGTCCTGAATGTTGGAATCCAGATCAGCCACAAAACAGGTTAGGGGAGTTTCCAGTTGAAGACCCCCAAGCTATACGTAACCCAAGACCTGATTCAGCAGAATTAGTAGCAAGCAGAGACATTCAGTGGGGGTGGGACCCGGTAGGATTAACCGACCCTTTTGGACTTACACCAGACAATTTGGAAGCCGTAGGTGCTGTAGGGCAAGTTACAGTAACCATAAGCTAGGAGACAGGAATGAAAAATAAAGCTAGGTCAAACGTAAAAGTACCCAAGGTCATCGAGTTTCCGAATGAGCCTACAATGTACAAAGTAGATACGTGCAACCAACCGCCTAAAGACATGAAGACTAGTGGCGTTAAAGTTCGCGGCGTAGGTGCAGCCACCAAGGGCACTATGGCCCGAGGCCCAATGGCTTAAGGAGTAGCAGGTGAATTACACCGAGCTAAAGACAAACATTGAGGACATTTGCGAGCAGTCGTTTACGGACGATCAACTTGCTATGTTTACTCAACAGGCTGAACAAAAGATATACAACACTGTTCAGATTCCTGCGTTACGTCGAAACCAGACGGGTAACTTAAGTATAGGTAATAAGTACCTGATATACCCGACAGATTTCTTGTATACGTTTTCTTTGGCGGTTATTGATGCTCAAGGTAACTACACGTACTTGTTGAATAAAGACGTTAACTTCATTCGTGAGGCGTATCCCGGACCAACAAGTACAGGTACGCCCGTACACTACGGAATCTTTGACGATACTGCGTTTATCATAGGCCCAACACCTGATGCAGCCTACGAGGTAGAGTTACATTACGGCTACTACCCTCAGACTATTGTGACTGCTGGTACTACGTGGCTTGGCGAGGAGTTTGATTCTGCGTTGTTAAATGGGGCTTTGGTCGAAGCAATACGCTTTATTAAGGGTGAACCTGATATGGTAGCCCTATATCAACAGATGTATGTAGACGCTATAGCGTTATTGAAGAACTTGGGCGACGGAAAGATGCGGGAAGATATGTACCGCTCTGGGCAACTTAGAATAGAACCGCGTTAATTTAAGAGGAAACACAAATGGCTATTACACAGGCTATGGCAACATCATTCAAAGTCGATATTCTTGACGGAACTTTTGACTTTAGCAGCGGCACATCACAGGTCTTTAAACTGGCCCTTTACACGTCGTCAGCTACGCTAGATGCGACTACTACTGCGTATTCAGCGACAAACGAAGTCTCAGGCACCGGCTACAGTGCAGGCGGAGGCACGCTGACTATCTCAGCAAACCCTGCTTCGAGCGGCACTACGGCGTTCTTAGACTTTGCTGACCTGACGTTCTCTACCGCAACTATTACTGCCCGTGGAGCGCTTATTTATTTGGCGAACGGTGGCACTAATCCTGCGGTAGCAGTACTAGATTTTGGTTCGGATAAAACCTCAACTGCGGGAGATTTTACTATTGTCTTCCCTGCGGCTGACGCGAGCAACGCGATTATTCGGATTGCCTAGTAAATGGCTGCTGGATGGGGTCGTAACACTTGGAGTTCAGGCTCTTGGGGTGAAGGAGTAGACCAAACGGTCGAGCTAGGCGGTTGGGGTCGCGGAGTCTGGGGGCAAGGCTCTTGGGGTCAGTCTCTAGGCATACAGGCCACAGGCGAACTAGGCTCGGTTACAGTCCAAGAAGGCACAGGAGTCTCGGTTACCGGTGTACAAGCCACAGCGACACTGGGCAACATTGCAGTAAACGCCGATGGAGCGATAAACGCTCTTGGTAACGCAGCTACTGGTGAGGTAGGCACAGCAACTGTAGTTGGTAACGCAATCTTCTCTGTTACAGGGGTTGCAGGTACTACGGCTTTAGGGATTGCAGGCCCCGTAACAACCACCAATGTTTTAGTTACAGGCGTCTCGGCTACAGGCACAGCGGGCAATGTAGCAATAGTAGGGGATTCGTCCCTCAATGCGAGTGGTCTACAAGCCACAGCAACACTGGGCAACATTACGGTCCTACTGCAACAGAACGTCGATGTCACAGGCGTTCAAGGCACCACAGCGCTAGGCGAGACCGAAGAAACAGGCACTGCCGTAGTTAACGCCGTTGGCGTACAGGCCACGGGTGAAGTAGGAACGGTATTGGTCTGGAGCCAGATAATTCCGGGCGGTGACCCTAGCTGGAGCGACATAGCCCCTATCACTCAAACACCTAATTGGACGGACATAGCAGCATGAAAACAATAAACGAAGCCGCAAATAACGGCGATAGCATTGACCCAAAGCACGAAGTTGAAGTGGTATGCGGTAGTTGCGGATACGATCTTGACGAAGCGGAGCTAACTGCCGATACTTGTGCAGACTGCGGGGAAACATTAAATTTGCGCCAGAATACAAAGATTTACGCAACCACTATTCCCGCTGCCGGTGGCAGCACCTTAACATAAGGACTGGAGACAACTAAATGGCTACTTATGTAAATAACCTCCGGTTAAAAGAAATTACAACCGGTGATGAAGATGGCACTTGGGGCACTAGCACCAACACAAACCTTGAGCTGATTACCGACGGTTTTAGCTACGGCACGAAGCAAATGTCTGCCGACGCTAACGAAACCTTTACGATGCCCGACGCTACAGCAGATGCGACTCGTGGGTTCTATCTAAAGATCACCTCAGCGGGTGCCCTTACAGCTACACGCGAAGTAACCCTTGGTCCAAATACTGTCTCTAAAGTGTGGTTGATTGAGAACGCCACTACAGGCAGTCAGATCATTACGATCAAGCAAGGATCAGGCGCTACGGTAAACGTGGCTAACGGTTCTAAAGTCATGATTGTCACAGACGGCGCGGGTGCGGGAGCTGCGGTTATCGACGCTTCTACTGCGGGGGGTGTGTCTTATGTTGCTAAAACAGCTAACTACACTACAGCCAACTTAGAAGGCGTGTTAGCGGATACAAGCGGCGGGGCGTTTACCATTACTCTCCCTGCTTCCCCCAGTGTGGGAGACCAAGTTGTCATTGCAGATGCCGGGGCTAGTTTTGGCTCTAATAACCTAACCGTCGGGCGTAACGGCTCCACTATTAGCGGCACTGCGGAAAACCTAGTCCTTGATATTACTGGGGTTAGTGTCCAGTTTGTTTACGACGGCTCTACTTGGGAAGTCTACGCACAAGTGGGCGGGAATGGCGGCAATGCAGTTACCCTTGATGCCACACAGACTCTGACTAACAAGACTATTAGCGCCGACAGCAATACGCTATCTGGCATTGCAGCATCTAGTTTCGTCCTCTCGAATGGCTCTGGCAACATTGACGGTTCCGCTTCTCAAAAAGTAATTCCTGCGGGAGTCGTAGTTGGCACTACAGATACACAGACTCTTACAAACAAGACCATCCGAGACACTGTGTACGCGCTGTCAGGCACAGCCTTTGACGCAACCAACGGCGCAGTACAGACCAAGACTCTCTCTGGTAACACGACTTTCACAGACTCACTAAGCTCAGGTGACGCAATCGTCCTACAGCTCGAAGCAGGCGCTAGCTACACAGTAACGTGGCCTACAATGACTTGGGTTACCTCTGGCGGTAACGTCGCTCCTACGCTGACTGCGAAAGACACACTGGTGTTCTGGAAAGTCTCCTCCGTACTCTACGGTGCTTACACTGGCAGCTACGTTTAGGAGTAACGCATGAGCAAATTAGCGAAGGCGCTAACAGCAGCGGCAGGTAATGCAGGTGACTCTCTGTACGTTGAGGATGTCTTCTCGACTTATTTGTATACTGGTAACGACACAGATACAAATATTGTAAATGGAATAAATCTTGCCGATGAAGGCGGTTTAGTTTGGATTAAAAGTAGACAGGCGGCAGAAGGACACAGATTAATTGATTCAGAGTGGTCTTTGTCTGCAAATAAATACATAGACAGCTCAAGTACTACTGCGCCATTTACCGGCCCAGTAGTAAATACGTTCAATACAGATGGCTTTCAGCTTGATTCAAATTGGTATGGAAACTCCTCTGACCCTCAATATGGCGGCGATTTCACCTCATGGACATTCCGCAAGGCTGAGAAGTTCTTTGATGTTGTGACTTATACTGGGGATGAAACGTCGGGAAGACAGATTGCTCATAATCTTGGAGCAACACCTGCCGTAATGATCGTTAAAAAAACAAGCGGTTCTTACAACTGGCAGATATATCATAGCTCGATTGGCGCAACTAAATTTTTAGAATTTACTGATTACTTTGCTCAAACAAGTAGTGCTGTTTGGAATGACACTGCGCCAACTGATTCTGTTTTTACAGTCGGAAACGAGTACGGCGTTAATCAAAGTGGAGACAC